GGAAACTGGGACGGCTTCGACATCGAATCGCCGGAAGACGCGCCGCAATTCCACAAGGAGATATGCGCCATCATCGATCGGGTGTCCGTCAAGGACCGAGCGGCTAAGGTAGCGGTCGCCGCGCCCCGTGGTCACGCGAAATCGTCTTATTTGTCGAAGGCGACGCCGCTCCGCGAGATATGCTTTCGGAAACGAAATACATCATCATCATTTCGGAAACGCCGTCGGTCTCGACGTCAAACCTCGAATGGTTGGCGAATCAGCTTAAATTCAATAAAAAATTGCGCGCCGATTTCGGACCGCTCCTTTCGCCTAAACAGCAAATGAACCCGCGCGACAATTCGTCGGAGTTTATCGCGTGGGAGGACCACGGCGAAGACGAACCGCCGAAGCAACTGACTCTATTACAGGCGGCATCAACCGGCAGGCGTTGCGGGGGCGAAACTGGAACGGATCGCGCCGGATATGGTGATATGCGACGACCTCGAAGATATCCGAACGAACGCCGCGACGAAAGAGCAGCGCGAAAAGCTGAAATCATGGTTTACCCAAACGGTGATGCCGCTCGGCGATCCGAAGGGAAAGCGCACGGCATACATCTACATGGGAACGATCGTTCATGTCGACTCGCTTTTGAACAACGTCATCCGGCATTCGGCGGAATTTAAATCGACCTTTACAAGGCGATTATCGAGGAGCCGGAGCGGATGGATTTATGGGAGCAATGTCGGGCGATCTATTTAGACGAAAACCTTCCGAAAGAGGAGCGCGCGCGGAAAGCGGAGGAATTTTATTTAGCGAACAAAGAGGAAATGGACCGCGGAGCCCGTGTGCTATGGCCGGAGGTGCAACCGTTGTTTCGGTTGTTTAAGTGGAAATGGGAAAACGGATCGAAGGCGTTTAATACGGAGTATCAGAACACGCCGATCGACGAGGAGTCGCAAATATTCATCCCGGACAACTTCCGGAAATTCGACGACTCCGACCTGTACGACAAGGAAGGCCGCCCGCTCCCGCTTGACTATTACGGATTTTGGGACGTAGCGCAGGGCAAGAGCAGGCGATCCGATTATAACGCGATCGTTATCGTCGCCCGCGACAGGCGGTCGGGCGTTATTTACTGCGACCATGTTTGGGCGAAGAAATGCCCGGCGCACAAAGCGCTAGAGCAGGCGGTTGAACTGATTCGGCAATACAATCCGCGGATTTTCGGAGTCGAAACGATCGGTGTCGGATTCGATATGTACCGGCAATTGCGCGAAAGACTCGCAAAGGAAAAGCTATATTTCACGAAAGTTAAGCCGGTCGCCGCACACGCGGAGCGAAACAAGGAAAAACGGATTGAAAACTTGGAACCGCTTATCGAGAGCGGTTTTCTTCGTTTCCGGCGGGATCAAAACATGTTGTTCGAGCAAATGGAGCAGTTTCCGAACGGACAGCACGACGATTGCCCGGACGCACTCGCCGGAGCGGTGGATCTGTGCGGCGGAGTCCGTCGTCGGCGAGCGTATCACAAAAAACCGGATGGCTTATAAGGTGGTGAGAGTGGATGGCTGATATCTTCGCGCCGGGCAATTATTATCCGCACGAGGACCACGAAAAACGGATTGAACGATACCGCGAAAACAAGCGCCTTTTCATGGGGAAACATTACGATGTTTTCGAGCGCGTGCATAATCGACTTTCGAAAAACCAGCGCGAACTTGTTTATACCGCGATAAATCTTCCGGGACTGATCTGCAAGAAAAGTGCCGATTTTCTTTTCGGTGAAACTCCGACATACAGCGCGGGGAAAGAGGACCAATCAAATGAGCAAGCGGCGCTTGAACGGTTTGTGCGCGAGAATCACTTGAACATTACCAACTACGAGACCGCGATTTCGAACGCGTTTCGCGGCGATGCGTTTTATAAGGTCCGATGGGGCCAGCGCTGGGGAGGCACTTTGAGCAAGGACCTTGATCCGTTCCGGATTTTCATCGAAGCGCAAAACCCGGAATACGTTTTTCCGGAAGTATCTCCGGTAGACGCGAACCAAATCATCGCGTATCATATCGCGTTCCCTCAGTTGGTGGACACAGGCGACGGCGAACGCTGGGTACTGAACATCGAATCGCATTATCCCGGCAGAATCGTTTATCGCCGGATGACCATGTCGGAGATTAATACGAACTTCGACAACGAGGTCACGCGCTGGAAAATTCAAGGCGAAATCACCGGCGCACGACGGGAAGTCAAGACCGGAGTTCCTTTCCCGCTGGTTGTGCACGTCCCCAACTTCGCTCTTGACGATTCGTGGGAAGGTATTGACGATCTGTCTGACCTTAAACCGATGTTCGACGAGCTTAATAACCGCCTTTCGCAAATCGCGGTTATTCTCGATAAACACTCCGATCCGGCTATTGCGGTTCCTGCCGGATCCTTGACGGAGGACGAAAAGGGTAATCCGGTATTCCACGTCGGACGCGATAAGGTATTCGAAGTCCTCGGCAAGGACGACGTTATCCCGGTGTATATCACTTGGGATGGTAAACTGGACGCCGCATTTAAGGAACTTGAGTTCCTGATCGATAAAATCCTGATGCTCGCCGAAATCCCGCCGGTAGCGCTCGGAAAAGACAACGCAGGTACTTCCGGTGCTTCTGGATTGTCGATCAAATGGCGGATGAACTCGCTCCTCGCGAAGATCAACCGCAAACGTCAATACTACAACAAGGCGCTAAAACAAGTTCTGCTGATCGCGCAGCTGCTGGAACACGCTCAAATGAAAAAGGCGGGCAAACGCCCGGATTATGAGATCACGGAGCCGATCATTCAGTTTAAAGACGGTCTCCCGGACGACGAACTCGAACAATCGCAAATCGCGCAAGTCCGCACCGGAGGCAAACCGATTCAATCGCAACTGTCCGCGATAATGGAAATCCGCGGCTTGACGGAGGAACAAGCACTCAAGGAAATCGAACGGATCCGCGAAGAAGAAAAAGCGGAACTGACCGTCGATTCTTCGATCTTCAATCGCGGAGGAGACAGCGAAGGGGAGGGAGGCGATGAGTAATGCGCACCGCCCCCGAACCGACATATGAATACGATATCGATCGCCTTGTCCGCGCCTACAAAGAAGCGATCCGCAAGTTACTCGATGAGTTAGAGCGATTCGATCCCTCCGATATGCGGAGCGCGAACACGCGCGTGATCCTCGCGCAGATCGCGGAAATCTTGAAGGAGCTTAGCGAAGAGACTGCGGCATGGATCGATGAAATGATTCCGAAGGCGGCGCAGGAGGGCGTTGCCGCGGCGCTACTTGAACTTGGCATCGCGAAGACGATCGTCGAAGCGGAAAAGATCATCCGCCTTAACAGCGTCAATCGGCACGCCATCGCCGCCGCCATCGCTGACCTTCAAAACGATTTGCTTGCGGTAACGCAGAACGTCGAAAGACGGGTACGCGCCGCCGTACGGCAGATCGTGGCGGAGGTAATGCGCGAGAACATGGCGCGCGGAGCAAACGACCGCCGTAAGATTAGTCGCGAAGTTTTGCGGGAGTTGCGGCGCAGACTAGGCGATTCGATCGAAACCGGGATTATCGATGCCGCCGGAAGGCGGTGGCGACCGGAAGTATACGTCGACCTTGTGGTCCGCACCAAACTAATGGACACCTACAACGAGGCGAAACGGAACGAGGCGCTAAGCCGCGGCGCTTTGTATGGGATTATCTCGTCCCACGGCGCGAAAGACGCTTGCCGCTTCCATGAGGGACGAATTATAAAGCTGACGGCAAGCGCGCCCGGTCCGTATCCAACAATTGAGCAACTTCGGGCTACAAATCAGATATGGCATCCGAATTGTAAACATACTTTCACGACGATTTCCGATTTAGACGCATTGCCGGATGATGTCTGGACTCGCGCCGAAAAGCAGCGCGAAAGAGGCGAGGCAGCGATCCGGACAGGAAAACGGAATCCATCCGATTCCGATATAGCAACCGCATAAGGAGGGAAGACCGTGGCGAAAGTTGCGAAAGAGGAACATGTCGTTTTGCCTCTCGTCCGCTTGACGAAAGTCGGCGACGGCGTTTATCGCTACGGGGACGGCTCCGAATATCCTGACGCTAGGAAATTCGAGGATGCGGAAGTCATTCCCGTTGTCTTCGTCGAGAAAAAAGCGGACGGCACCTACGAATACGTCGAGGCATCGGACGTAGAGGTTTCGTGGGGCGATATTACGGGCAAGCCTTCGACGTTCCCGCCCGCAACCCACACGCATGAAATCGAGGATGTGAACGGCTGCAATCCGCTTTGGATGG